ACTATCAGGTATGGATTGAAAGGGTTGACTCGTCTGGTAAAGTTGGATTTTTTATTGAGGAGGGAGAAGTTGTAGCTATTAATGAATAAATATGAATCACCCCGAACTCCACGAACAAAAACAAGTCGTTAAATTCCTGAATATACAGCGCATGTTTGGCAGAGTGAAAAAGTTTACCTCTATCCCAAATTCCACTTTCACAAAAAGTTGGAGTGAAGTAAACCGCATTGCTGCATCTGGGCTGAATCCTGGCTTACCAGATCTCTTTATCATTCTAGCGTCAGGACTCAATGTCTGGATTGAAATGAAGAGGCCAAGACGAGTGTTAAAGAACGGATCACTCGGAAGTTCTCCATCGACAATAAAACCCGAACAAATTGATTGGATAAAGACATTAAACCAGAGCCCAAATACAGAAGCCCACATGTGTTTTGGGGCAAAAGAAGCAATAGATTACCTTACTTATTTAATTGGCGATGTCTCAACTCCACAACAAACCCACGAAGACACAAATAAAGCAGTCTCTGACTTTTCTAGCTTCCTTTTACGGAAGAAAGGTGGGTGAGTGCAGGAACGGGCAACATAAATTAATGTTTGAGGTCCTTCAACCTTACCTGGATATTGACGGCAACCCTCGCACGGGGATCGTAGGAATGATGTGGTGTGCTAAGTGTGATATATTTCCTAAACCCAAAGAAACCAAATGACAAAACTCCTCTTCCTCGACACAGAAACAACCGGATTTGATGATCCAAAATTAGTCCAACTCGCTTTTCACATTAATGGCAGCGGACTTTTCTCTCATGGAATTTACAACCCAGGTAAAGAAATTCATGAGGGGGCTGTAAAAATCCACGGCATAACAAATGAGGTGGCTCAAGCAGCACCAAAATTCTCGAACTGTTTAGAATATGAAGTATTACAAAATCTACTAGACGAGTACGTTCTAGTATGTCATAATGCTGTATTTGATATAAAAGTTTTACAGAACGAAGGGTTGAGAGTTAAAAAAAGTCTCTGTACTTACCTGCTAGCAAAGAAACTTTTACCTTATTCACCAAAACATAAATTACAATTCTTACGAGAGAGTTTGAATCTTAATATCAAAGCAACAGCGCATGACGCGCTTGGTGATGTACTTGTGATGAAAGCTCTTTTTATGCACCTCATCAATGGGGTGAAAACAAAAAACGGTAGTGAGGCTGCGTTGCATTTGATTCAAAACTCTATTGTTAATCATGAATAGTATATATAATGAAGCCATATATTTCACACCGCCTATTACCTATGAGTGAAGAAACAACGCTGTATCAAGAAATTGGTATGTTGCAGGGCCAAATGGTGTCAATGATCCAGCATCAACAAACAGCCGCAAAAGAATTTTCTCACCTGGAAACAAAATTAACTTCCGAGATTGATAAACTTGTGACCTCTATGCAGAACAGAATTATCCTCATTGAAGGAGAACTCGACCGTCAACGTCTTAAAATCGCTAAACTTAAATGGAATATTACGAGTATCAGTGTTACGGCAACCGTGATCGCTTCTTTTTTATCACAACTCTTTTTCAAAACTTTAAAATAGTACCCTAAAACCACAAAAGCCCCTATCGCTAAGAAAATTTAACGAGGAGCTTTTGCAGTGTGGCTAATCACCAAACCAAAATGAGACACAGCAGATAAACTGCAGCTTTATTATTTATCAATAATTAGTCTGAGTCAACTGCTTTTGGTGTCTCTTCGACAGGTTTAAGTGGTTCGCCTCTCAATTCTTTATATTTTGGCCCAGCAACCTCCCATAATCCGATCGCGGAGAGTCCGAATGCAAGGATAGTGATTACAGTATCGGTTATAGAAGGTGATACCGTAAAGAGGACACCAAACACCACCGCGATGACAAACGTCGCGATTTGGGCGTATTTTGAAGGCAGTCCAAACGCTTCTTTTGTAACTTGGACTAAGCCAGTAATAAGGATGATGGGAATTGCTTGAGTGAGGTTCATATATTTATCTGAAAAAGAAATCTATGATGAGATCATACCAGTGGTTGCCACTTGGACCAATAAGATAATTCGTCAGGTCGGAAAGGAGTCCGCGGAAAAATATTGAAAATATAAGTAGTCCCGCGAACAAAATCATTCCGATAGTGGCTCCGATATTTGCTTTTATGTCTTTCCAGTCTTTCATGATGGTGGTTGGTTAGCGTTTTTATTTGAGCTGTTCATAAAGCCGCTTGAGAACGACTGCGAACTCAGCTCGTGTCATAGGCTGGTCAGGCCGGAATAACCTGTCGGTTGCTAAAGGTTCCGAACCATACCCCATCATGAGGTTTTTGTCAAGGGCGAATTTTATCGCATCAGCATTTGGGGAATTCGTAGAAACGTCACGGAAGATCATTGGGATGTCTTTTTTATCATAACCAATATATCCAGAAAAAAGCTTCGCAATATCACTATAAGCAATATCAAAAGTGCCATTATGATTCAGGCCATCAGTTGGGCCATAAGAGTTTTTTGCAATAAAAATATTTTTATTATTATCATACCCAACCAAACAAAAACAATGCTCCTTCCACCCCGTATAGATCGGGAATCCCTGAGCCAAATAAGCGCGGAAATTATCTAGGTTCTTATCCACAAAAGCGTATCCCGTCATTCTCCATACGGGAATATTTATGTCAGGATTTTTAGTATTTTTCAAACCGTATTTTAGCAATGTTTTCAAAGCGTTCTGTAAGCTATCCCCGCCAGTGATACCAAGTGGAACCCCACGAACTTCACACTGGTTCGCCCACTGCTCTTCGGGATCCATTGTGATAGTTTTTCCAAACTCTCTTGAGTTCTGAATTTCATGAATATGACAAATACCATAAGCCGTACAATGCCAACTTTTTCCCTGATTATGTGACGGAACGCAATCGAGCATTACTTTTTCCGGAAGATCTACCATGATTGGTGCGCCAAAAATATGATCCGCACTAAAATCATTTGGGTCAGGAATGTCTAAAGCCCCCTGAAGATTTTCGACTTCGTTAAGTGCCATATAAAATATGATAAAGAAATACTATTTACTCTTTATCACATTTACTGCTTTGGAGCAACATCCTCTGTGTGTTTTGGTGGAGTCTTTTTGTAACCAAATTTTCCTAAAGTTTCATTCACCACGCCTGTCTGAACATGCTCAATTCTTTTTTTCTTTGTATCTACAGATGCCGACTGATACCCATTTGAACTAATTTCATCCAGGATCTTTCGGGATAGATTATCATGAAGATAGGTTTTTAATTCGTCGAATTTTTCAGGAGTAAGTTGCTCCTTCATTTTTAATAAATTACTCGTTGGCTTTTCAATATCAACAATCCCAGGTTTAAAGCCTGCGTTAGCTAGGCGCTGAATTTCAGTAATGACTTTCTTCTCGTCACTATTACCCTCATCGAAAGTCGGAACTTTGGTTTTGAATGTACCATCCTGAGAGCCTAAACCAGCCGCCTCTAATAAAAGAAGTCCCGCAACATATGGCGCAGCATCTGGGTTATTAGAAATTTCTTGTCCAGTTTGTAAAATGAAAGGAGTAAAAGTTTTTTTAAGCTCACCAAGAACCGTTGGCTTCTCCCCGCTATAATCAGTACCACGTAGATAGACGTCATTTAACACTGAAGCTACTGGCGAAAGTTTATTGGTGAAAAAGTCTGAAATCAAACTTCCAACATTTTTACCCATAAAACCACCCTCATTTAAAGGTTGTATACCAGATTTAGTTTTAATCGACCTCTTTGCCATCCTGGCGCCCAACACCACCATAGTCCTTAAACCAAAAGTAACGTCAAACTTTCTTCCCATAGCTTTTACATATCCAAAATCACTTGACCTCGGATCCAATTCAACGCCATCAGGATTAAGCATTTTCGCAATCGCCAGGATCGCGCCGATTCCTAAAATTGTTTTTAACGTACTCTTCGCCGCAACTTTTCGAGTATACGGATCTGAAGTTGTCCAATCCCTGGCATTTCCGGTCAATATGTCAAAATTAGCAGCTTGGCGACGTAAAGAATAAAACGTAAGATTAACAACATCCGCAATGGGTTCTAGTTTTCCAAGTCTTCCACGTCCAGTAAGTGAATTGACATAGCTCCCCAGTGCTTCGGGGTGAGAAAATTCCGCATCAGTCTGCTTAATAATCGCAATATGTTTATCCATAATATCAGCACGATTCCTAGCCGCAAAGCCATTAAAAGCAACTTCTGTAGCTTTGTAAAATTTCCCCAATACTGGTAACTTCCCAATAACGCCCATGACCTTAGACTCAGGAAATGATTCTTCCGTAGACGGCAAAGCGAGTTTAGTCTTTTTATACGTTCCATTGAGGGCATTCACACGACTGTTAATATCAGCCTTAATCATCATCTCGACATCTTTTCCTTTAAAGGTGTCCCAAATATCTTTAAAACTATTCGCAGCATTTTTTACCCAAATGATAGGCTCATTAACAGCCACGAAAAAACCTGGACGCAACAAGGCGCTGTTATCATAAGATGACTGCATTGACTTTGCTGTTCCAGCTAATTCGTGAACGATAGCTTTGGGCGACTTGATGATATCGAGAAGTGACTTGTTGGTTGCCTTTAAGTCTGAAACATATTGCCCGAAGGCGTACTGAGCAACCCCATATTCCATCCTGGCTTCTTTCGTTGGAAATTTAAATGTCTTTGGATCCATAAGAGATTTCTTTTGCGCCACCACCTGAGCTAACTCAGTGATTTTACCCGCCTCCTCAACAGTCACCTCGACACCAAGTTTTTGAGCGACCAGGTCATTTAAAAAAGCATCCAATTGCTTTGGCTTAAGATACTCTTTCATATTTTGCACCCTCTCTAAAAGCCCAGCCCTTACATCTGGTTTTATCCCCGTAATTTGTTTCGCCCAAGAGATAATACCCTCCTGTTGATGTTTTAATAATATTTTACTCTCAAAAAGAGCATTAACACTCTTTGCCGCCTCTTCTGGCATAAAAGTTGAAAAATACTCCCGCCGCCCCTTGCTGGTCATCCCCATTAATTTCTCAGGATTTATTTCGCCAGCTTTTACCTTTTCAAGGAATTTTTCAGCGATGGATGGTAATAAGCAGAAAGCCATAAATTAACATTTAAGTTCAGAGATAAAACTATTCCAGTCTACCTTTTGTTTACTTACTTTAGCAATCTTTTCCTTGATCACTTTAACAGTCTTCACTTTCACCACCTCAATACTTTTCCCTTTCAATTCCTTAAGTTTTGACATCGCCACTTGTTCACGGGCTTTAGAAATACTTTGGATTGCAGCTATAGGATCTTCAGTGCCGCCTTCCTTAAGCATATTAATCCTTTGCCCCATTGTTGTCGCCTCTGTAACAAGGGTGCTTTGAGTTGCAATCCTATGCAAAAGAATAGCATCCCCGTTTTTTATGGCCTCAGCCCTGACGGTAGCAAGAATGCTTTCTGGAAGAATGTTTTTTGGGGCCGGACGAAGACCCAGTGCGATTTCTTTCGCCTTTTGTGGACTCTTATCATAAAGGTCTTTCGCGGATGCCAATTGCTCAGAAACCTTACTTACCTGATAAGTTGGAAGGTCGCCCAGGCTTTCACCTAGATCATTCGACGTAACAGTTGCTTCTATTTTTCGAGCAACCCCCCTAACTTTTGTCTTTCCACCACCCTGAACTTCAGGTTGTCTTAATTCGGTAATCGCTGGCGCTTTAGTTGGTTTTGCAACCTGAACAGCTTGCATTAAAGCCCTAAAATTCTCATCAGGTGGCAACTCCCCAATACTATGATCCTTCACGCCATTCATCAGATGATCAATCGCAATAGCTTTGAGTTCCGTAGGGCCAGGCGCATGACCAAGTTCTTTATAGGCCTTTTGATACCATTCGGGATTATTTGATACTCTCCCCGTCCTCCCAACAACTTCACCAGTCACCTGATCCCGAATTATTCCGCCAGGAGTTACGCCTTGTGACATTGTGGGCTTTAAGGCTACATCAACATAATCCTTTACGATTGAGTCGATTTGCGTCTGTAATTCCTCTTTCGGAAGTTTCGAAAGGTTTGTCGGTTGTGATGACGGTACATAATTGTCCTCCCATGGCATTATCTCTGCTTTATCAGGGATTTCTGAAAGTTTACTATCTTGTAAATTTGTAATTTCAGTACGGACTTCTTCGCTCGCTGTACCCCAATCATTATTTACCGCAGCTTGGATCTCTGGAAGAACAGCAGCAACAGCTTCGCGAGGAGAGTTATATTTTCCCATCATAGGTACCGTTGCATTTGTTTCGCCAGTATTGAGCGAATAAGATACCCCAACCCTCTTGTCAGAATAAGTGTAAGTTTTGATCTGTAGGGCGGGGTTCTGTGTATCGCCGACTGAAACTACCACTTGTGCTCCGTTTGTTTGAAATTCGTGAAGTTTAGCGGCTTGGCTAGATACCTGAGTGATAGGTAATGTCCCTGTAGTTGGCTCCTGTCTATAAAGTGCAGGATCTTGGTGGTCAATGACAGCCAATTGGTCGCGAAGGGCTGCACTCTCACCTGGGGATACTATATCGCGTGCTTTTTTGACGAATTCAACAGGCGAAATTTCCCCACTCGCAGCTTTTTTTCCGTCAGTAATAAGGGCAGCTATCTCAGCCCCCACATCTTTTGGTGTAGCTTTCTCAAAAAACTTATTAAACCATTTCACATACCCCCTTGCTTCACGGATCGTTATCCCATCTTTAAAAGACTTGGAAATCATAGCCTTTTGCTCAACAGCATCTTTAGCGCCATTCAGAATCTTCCGCATAGCTTCAACTACCTTTGGGTTGGCCTTTATGTCTGGTGCGCCATTTAATTCCTGAAACGCTTTGAAAATTTCCGGCCTCCCAACTTTTACTTCCTTCGTCGTCAAGAAATCCTTAAAACCCACACCCCCATCTTCCGCAACCTTACCGCCGCCCGCAACCAAAAGAATATTTGTAAGTGTCTGAAGCGGAGCAATTACCTGATCATTAAATTCCTTACTGTCTACATCTGCCCCAGCAAGTTTTCCGACCTGCATCGCAATCCCGCCAACGAGAGTTCCAGGAGCGTTAAAAACCTGCATCACTCTATCCTTCTCAGTTTGTGGTAATGCGTTTATTGCGCTACCTTGAACAAAAAAACCTGCACCCATGGCGGCATTTCCCTCTTTCACAAAAACTGATGTCATTTTGTTGATAATATCCATAGGGGCGACTTTCTCCCCATCGAGCGCAGCACCTAATTTGACACCACCCTCAAGAGCGTCCTGAAGACCAGATGCTACATTTGTCGCGATGTCTATAGCCGGTTTTTGCAACATTTCAACTCCGAGCTTCTTTAAATTTTGAGCAACATTCGTCCTCGCTACTTTAGCCGATTCCGTTTGGTTAGAATGTCCAGGCAAAAAACTATTCGGATCCAATACGTCCATAATGGCATTAAAAGCCGGATTTTCCTGAGAAGAACTATGTAGCAACACGCTGGATAATGTCGGATCCATTGGCTTGAGCACCTCGTTTGTTCCATAGGTTTTAGGTGCGGTTGTTCGTGAATCAGGGTTTTTAGTCTGAATAATTTTCCAGGCTTCTTTTTTCGCTGGTGAAGTTTTCCACCAATCCTGATTTTGTAAATCATTAATATTGTTTTGAAGAACAAAATCCGCTAAAGCTTTTGGGTTACTTAAATTTAAACCTATCGGTGGCTTTGGCTGTTCGACGGGAACTACTGGCTTCATTTGTGACTGCTTTGCAACCAACCCCTGAAGCTCGTCAATCTTTCCCTGAATCTTTGCCCTCTTCTCACTTCCAACCGGATAAAAATCTAAAACATGGTAAAAGCCAGCAATAGACTGTTGCAGTGGATCGCTTTTCGCCGGTGCGCGAAAACGGTCAACAAAACCCATACCAACTTTTGCCGCAGCATCTAAAGCAATCCCCTGAAAACCACCTTGCGTCTGAAGAGCCTGGCTTGCCTGTGGGGCGGCCGCTGGTTTATTAATCTGGTTTTTATCCGCAAAGGGGTTGATCTTAAGTTTTCCAGTAATAAACCCAAAATTTTGACCATATCTTTTTTGAAGATCTTTTGTGTTGTAAACGACAAGACTCCCTACACCTGGATTTGATGGGTTCTTATTCTGGCGACCGTCACCATTACTTTGAGCGTAAACAACATTTCCACTTGCGTCTTCATCAGTGAGCGCCACAAGCATGTGCCCATATCCCTCTCCCTTTTTATTTACACCAAGAGGAATAGCGAGCTTATCACCAGCATGAGCTTTATCTCTATGGTCTACCACGGAAATTTTTCCTGACCACTGATCCCCAACTCTTTTTGCCGTCGATAACCTTGAAGCATACTCACCGCACCAACCCTGAATTTTTCCGACACCTATAGCCGACTCATCAAAGACTCCTGGTTGAATTGTTTTCCCCTGAGACCGATCTATGACATATTTCGTAGCATTTTTTACTACATCTAAGCCAAGATTACCCGTAGATACTGTTTGATCAAACGGTTCGGTCTTTTTCTGCTCATACGCTGTCTGCGGATCCCAGCCGGATGATTTTACAGTCGAGGCATTTTTTTTGTCTTCCCAGGCGGTCTGCGGATCCCAGCCTGATGATTTTACAGTCGAGGCATTTTTTTTGTCTTCCCAGGCGGTCTGCGGATCCCAGCCTGATGATTTTGTGCCGCTCGACGAAGGAATCGTTGACACGTTGTTGTTGCCGAGCGGAGTCGAGTCTATGATTGAGGCGCTTTGCTTTTTATCCTCATACGCTTTTTGTGGGTCAAACATATCTTTTTCTAGTTATAAACACTTGGATCTCCAAGGTAGTCTTTTATGGCTTCATCTATAAGGGAAGGATATTTTGCTTTAAGTTGTCGTGAAGCGGAAGCGTAATCCGTTGTTGGATTTCCATAGGCATCCTTTTTACCTAAACTCCCAATAAGTGTCGCCAGGTAAGTATTAAAACTATTCTCCTCCTTTTGATCTGCATTCATCTCACTAATTGGTACTTTAGCTTTTCCGAGTACGATTTCAGTTTTATTCCCCTGGTTATCTATTTGCCAAGCAATTTGTTGGCCGGAATTATTCACATAAGTTCCTTTTTGGGAAATATTTGAATTCGATCCAGACGGCTTTGGCGCGTAATCTGTTATAAGTTTTGTTGACTTAAATTCTCCGGTCACTTTATTCTTTTGCAATATTGTTGCAATTTGATTCCCTTTGTCATCCACGCCTGGCAAAATCGAAGAGGTATCCCATTGCGCTCCCTGCTTCATCGAGAATGAGGAGATCGTACCAGTTGGTAATCCTGCTTGTAATTCTAATTGCGTATATTGACTCTTCGTACTTGGATCTAAGCTGTCCCAGGAAAGAGTTCCATTCGCCAAGGCATTTGTAACAATCGTCACGTTTGCACGGGCATCGTCCCTGGCTTTTTCAGTGGTGCTTTTTTGAGCGGCGTCAATATTCATCAACATGTTTGTTGTCTGAATATGTTGAGCAAATTGAGTGTCATAAAGATCTTTCGCATTCGAATAATCAGTTTGCGCGGCTTTCATAAGTGTATCTACAGCGGTATATTTATTTTGAAGTTGAGCAACAGCATAACCACGTTGGCTATCCAGCGCAGCGATTCTCTCGTTCGCCTGCCTTTCCTCTTCAGAAACACGGCCGGCCATCACGCCGAGCGTAACACCTTTTTTCGCTTGCTCCGCATTGCGGTTAGCGATTAAACCATTCTGAAGATCCTGGATCTGTTTGTCGAGATCCGCCACCTGAGTCTCGAGAGGATCTACACCAAATTGCTGTTTTAGCTGAGAGAGTTTTTGTTCGGCACTGAAAGCCATCGGTGGCCCTGATGGTGTAGGGCTGCTTCCTGGTTGGGCGGTTGACGAGGAGCCAGGGGAAGGACTACTTAACAAATTTTGAAAATAGCTCTCCTCGCCGGACAACCCTGTTGAACTATTAGTTTTTGTAGTAACTCCATCCACGGTCATTGCGTCAAGAGCTGCCGTTTGTGCATTATTAATAAAATTATCAAATTCCGCACCGGTCTGCACTTGATCTAAAGATGTTGGTGTCGGATTATTTTTTGCTTTCCAGCGATCTATGGCAAGTTGGTACTGTTTATCGCCGGCGGGGCCAGGGGCCCAAGTGGACCTCTGTGGCTCTCCATTTGGGTTAGAAATAGATGCCTGAATAGGTTTCGGCAAAACGGTCTGAGTATACTCCGCGTTTACTCCTGATCGAGTCGCTTGCGCCTGAGCTTTTTGAAGAGTTGAGTAACTTTTACCCTCAAAAATATACCCACCATTGTCATCTCGAGTAATACTAGCAGTAACATTTGGTTGTGAAACGCCAGCCTTCTGGGCCGCTGCTTTTGCTAATTCTAGCGTTTTAAATGTTCCACCTTGAAAAGTATAGGTTCCGTACTGATCCTGCTGAATAGCAGCCATAGGGTTACCCCCAGGAGCACTCGAGCTATTGACCGGCTGGATTGGAGTTCCAGCATTCGCAGCTTTAGCGAGTTTGTCATACGGAACGCCAGTTGCCATACTTTCATTATTTATTGCCCCACCAGGGGTAATATCTCCAACTTTTGCGTTTGGATAAGGCAATGGAGCGCCAACCCTCGCCGCGGCAGCATTCGCCTGCTCCATTCCCGCTGGATCTAGCTGAGTGCCTGTTTTACCACTTTTGTAAGCCTCCAATCGAGCCTGAGCAGAATCCATGGCAAGTTTATTCGCTGGATCTCTCCACGCAAGCGCGTATCCCTGTTTTGCCGAATCGTAATCTGCTTGGAGTTTTGCCAATATAGCTGGATCCTGTCCTGATTGAACCGTTCCGGTTGTTTTAAATTGAGTAGCTGCGGCATTAGCTTTATCAAGAGCTGCTAATTTTGCCGCCATGTCCATTTGGGCACGAACAGCAACGGCTCCACGATTTGAAGTCGCGCCTTCGCCTGCATTATACGCAGATCCAAGGGCGCTTGGATCTATAAACTTGTCAGGGGATAGATCTGGATGCAATTTTGCCAAATTATTAGCCTGAGCTGTGTACCAATCATTAAATCCAGTTTGAATCTTGCCGATAACTTCTTGGGCCTGGGTAAAGCTTTGGGCTCCCTGAGAAGTCTCACCTGTGAGAAATGTCGTTGGGTCTTTTGCTGCGGCAAAATTCTTAAAAAGATCAATACTGATATTCTGATCTTGCCATTTATAATCTCCCATATTTTAATTATTAAATAATATCTTTCTCAATTAAAATCTTAATTATCCTCTCCAGTAAGTCTCTTATTGCTGTTGGAGTTGGGTTAGTTTTTACTGTTTGGATTAAAGCCCTTACATCATCTTTTTGCGTCATGAGTTCATTATATATAAAGAAGTTGAAGATAGCGAGATTCCTATTTTTTTTGTTATCGTTCCAGCCGTTGTTGATATTGTACCTGCGGTGTATGCAGTTCGAAACATCATATTCTTAGTTGTATCTTCAGACCAGGACCCTGAATTGGTTAGCCATGCACTGCCTGTGTATGAAGTATTTCCACGCCTCCACCCAAAATTATTACCAGCATTTCCACCGGACGGAACAGCTCGTATTGCATATTTCGTACTAGAACTTAATGCTTTCGGAACGACAAACCTAAAAATATGCCAAGCGTCCGTGGTACTAAAGGTCGAAGTATCAATATCTTCAGTCGAGGCTAGGGCAGCACCGGTTGGAACGCCACCCGATGTCGCATAAAGATCAAAATGTAAATTTCCGCAACCAGTACCAATAAGTTTTCCAAAAACCTCAACCCAGTCAATTTTCACCACAGAGCTACCTGTGGTGAAACTTTCCGCTATAATCGTTGCCCCACTATGCACATTCGAAACATCATTATTTGTAGAATATTGACGATCAATAGTGCCATCAGTGACGTAATAAATATTACCAGCAGATAAGCCCGTCATTGTAAAGTTTTGATCGAGTTGAAATTTTCCTGAGGCGTTAGCAGCTACGGCAGAAGGAGCAAAGGCCGTAGTAAGATTTGCCCACCCTGATACAATCGAACTTGCTTTATAGACTTTACCATCAGTATAAATTCTCACGACATCATATTGAGCAATAGCTTCACCCGCAGTTAGCGTTACAAGATTCCTAATAGATCCAGAACCATTAAGCGTGGCCCCGTCGAAGGTAATACTATTCTCTGTCGTCCCATCACCGACTGAAAACCTTGGAGTACCGCCGTTGTACTCAAAAAACCACCCTGTTCCAGTATTGTAAGCTGTCTGCCCTGACTTAAGGTTACCTCCCGTAGAAATTGACAGTGGCCCAAGTACCGTTAAAGCACCAAGAGACCCTGTTGGAGCAGAGAGTGTTCCCGCAAAAGTCGCATCACCAGTAGCGGACGAAATTGTAAATGTTGCTACCCCTGCTTTCACCCCAATAATTCCACCACGATAAACAATGACACCTGACCCACCCGTAATGGCTCCCGTCGTGGTATTCCAGGTAACATTCCCCGAATTAACCGCACCAGCATAATCAGTTGTTCCAAAGTTAAAATCTGCAAGTATTTTTTTAGCCGAAGAATCTATGCGGCCGTTTACGACATCGGTAATCAAATTGCCCGATGAATTTATAGAACTCGCAATAGTGAGAGTAGATCTATTCGATATTGTACCAACGAGGTCATAAACGCCACCAACCAATTTCATATATGACGCGTCCGCCGCTGTACCAAAATAAAAAGTAGGTGTTGCTCCGTTCATCCCCATGATTAAGCCAGCATTTGTCGTGTCGGCAAAACTACTCTTTCCAAATCTAATATTTCCCGCGCTATCTAGCGTCACGCCAGCACTTGTGATAGTAGTCGCATTGATCGTCCAGGCTCCAATATGCCCCGTCGTGGCCGTGATTGTTCCTGAGAAATAACCAACTGTACACCAAATTCCATACTCGTCTACTCCACTTTTCGAAAAAAGCTGACCCACTATAACGTTCGGATTTAATGGATCTCCAATAGTCATTTTTTCTTCATCCTGCTCACCAGTTACAACTATCTGACGTGTACCAGTTCCAGCCTGGAAACCGTCATTCGTCACAAGCATAGACCCTATAAAACCACTATTTACATCAATATCCCTGGAAGCAATAACGTCTGGCTCAATATACTCAACATCTACGAAACCAACAGGTTGAGTATCCGGAGCTGCCATTTGTTGCTGCGATGACGGAACTGCGATCGAGACATAAGAAGTTTGAGGAACTGGTAATGATATTGATTTCATAAATTAAAAAACAATTTCGACAGCTTCTATTTCAGGGGCATTATTGCCACTCCCGACCATAGTGATTTTAAATTGAGCAGTATTCGCGTCACTCACATTGACATCTGTTGAATAATAAGATTTCAGTGCTTCGTTCAACAGTGTGACATTGGTGTAAGCTCCATTATTGATTTTCTTTTGCAATGTTATTGATGTATTGGCGGGGAGGGATCTGTAAGCAATTTTAAGCTTCATGTTTTTCGCATTCATCCTATCTGTCGTTATCACTCTTGTCTCAAAATACGCACCGCTCCGTTTATTTGACCAATCCACTTTATCCACTCCGTAACTCGTTCCGCCGTTGCTGTCTTTCCAGGAAACAAGAATATCATTACCCTGTATCGCTATAGCCCCAATTTCAATATTGGAAGTATTTCCAGTACTAATTACATATTCAAGGGTTAATACTTTAGGATAGTTGGCAGAATATGAACCAAAAGAGTAAACCCCTTGCAGCGCGGGATTTCCATTATCATTTGATAAACCAAATAAGGGCAACCCGCTGTAATTTACCGCCGCCTCAGAAAAAACTTTAGCGCGATTTGTGCTCGTCCAGTTACCAGGGATCCTTTTGAACTGCGACATCTGTGACCCGTCGTAAGTGTATAAATTTCCTTTCTGTCCGGCCTGTAATAAAACATAATTATCAACCGGAAGAAAACAGTTCACTCCATTCTCAGGGGCATTATCATCATTCGTGTAAGAAATCTGAATTGTGTTCCACCTAAATACTTTTGCCTCAGCGACAATTGTGTGAACGTTACACCCTATGAGCAAGTCGCTATCAACCTCGCCTAAAGACTCGACAATATATTTATTCTCCAAACTTGGGAGAGCATTATCGGTAAAAACACCAGCGTCTACTTGAGCGACATAATGACCATCACCAATATATAACACATTATTTTTAATAAACATTGGGTGGTAATTCGCATTCCCAGAAAGAAATGCCTTCCACGAATCTACACGAGTTCCCCAGGCCGCACCCACAGCTACCCTGCCGAGCCAATTTGGGCCAGCATAGTAAATATAGCCATCATACTCTTTTGCATTAAGAATACCCCCAGGGTTAGCGTTGGTGGCTTCGAGCGCCCATGCACCCCCTGTTGTTCTGCTCCATATTTTTCCAGCCGTCTTTCCAAAATGATACGCCTTCGTATCTGAACACACTACAATCTTCGAAATAGAATCATCGACAGTAGCGCCAGAGTCCTTAGTAAGAGCTTGGCTGCACTTCAAAACACCTGGCTCGGAATGAAGGTCGCAACCAACAATAGAGGCAAGGGAATTTGGGATTCCGCTATACCCAGAATCAGATATTCCACCAAGGTGAAAGTTATTGAGGAGAATTTGTTGCATGAGGTGGTGTTAATAATTTCCACCATCATCATAAGGGGTGGTGGCGAGTACTGATCTATCCTGGTTCGGATGCATTATACCATCAAGTTGATCAATGAAGTTTTTTTCCCACATCTGTTCGTTCTGGGAAAGAGTCATCGGCTTATCCCTACTTTCTTTATAGGCAATAATAACTTTTTGGGCCAAAAGTTTCTGAAACTGTCGAGGCCAACCATGTGTCGTTGCCGATGGAGGTAACGACATTTCTGTTGCGAGAGCTAAATTCACAAAATCCGCAGGCCAAACAAAAGCCCAAATCTTAATTCCATCAGTAACATCTATGATTGCATCTTCACTCAATATCCAAATAGAATTACGAAAGATAGCAAAAGCTGGTGGCCTATTAGTAAAAGCGGAATTTATACCTGCTTCATCCGTTGTTAAAGTTTCCATATTAAAATCACTTTCATACAACCTTTTCCAATGTACCCCATCCAATTTCACCTCAATAAATTTTATTGCCCCAGCAACCGTTGAATCTAGAGGGTACTCCCGTTGTCCGGCGACTAGATCATCCAGCATCGGTACACCAAAATAATTCTCATTAGCACCCAATATCCTTGTTGCCATCACATCTTTTTCAGTGTTTGCCAAAAGCAATATAGTCGAATCTGCGAGACTCGTTGAGTCCGTATGTGTACAAAACCGAATATATTCAGCAAATTTTGTAAAAAGCATTTTTTAGAAATAGAAAAACTTTTTGAAGGTCCGCGATATTTACGCGGACCTCGCAGAAGGTTTTCTAGGGCTTTTATAAACTTACAAATGCACCAAAACCACAAGACCCAACCGCATCAATATACACAGCATTAGGAACAACGGTGGCATCATCAAGATTAGTTGTGTTCCCAACAAAATTACCCGTTCCTGTTGGGTTAATAATAATGAAACCAATCAAACACTTTGTACTAGGAATTGTAGGGAAAACCACATCAGCAAGGGTAGCTCCTGCTGTTCCCATAAGTGTAGTGAGTGTGCCTGCTGAGTCACCCATTAATGCGAAAACATTAAAAGTTGCATTAACAACTGTCCCAGAGAATGCGCCAAAGTTTGCAGTAGTTTTTTTTACCAAATTACCGTCAATTGTGTAATAAACAGTATTGGCGATTTTTGCCAAAGTTTTTGTTGCGGATATCGCGACCGCACCCGTGTTTAAAAGTGCATTCACAAAAGCACGTTGTACTTTACCCATAAAAGTTAAAACCTGTTGTTCTGATGTCGCGCCACAACCTTTAGCGATAGATGGAGTCTGAGCCATAGTTTTAAAAAGAAAAGAAATAAATTATTCAAGAGCCTGTAAATGCTCTTCTGACCTGTCAATACGTTTAGCGCGCCCCGCGTCTGTTTCACCTTGCTGAATATTGTAATGATCCATGAACAGTTTTCCGACAGCCTCTGGAACCTCAACCATTACCCCTTTTTTCATCGTGTAGCGATACCCATTGATAATCGCCACATCCTCAGAGACACCTGGTTTCTCGCCCTGGTAACAAGGAAGTGATAATTTCATCTTTGGACCAGCGTCCAGGATAGCCTTCGTGCGGCGAGCGTCACCCTCAAGTAACGCTGTGGCATTTGCTTGAGAAACAGGAACTGCTACTGGTGGCTTTGGCGGAACTAGTGGAGTGACCGGAGCAGGGACTGAGGTCGGCATTACCATTCCGGCCTCAGCATTTTTAACATCCTCCTCTAACTGTTTTTGCAGTTCACTTTGTGAAACGGTTTTGACTGTGGTTTGTGGTTGTGTGTTAGCCATCTTTTAATTTAATTAAGAAATATTTTCAGCTTTATAACTACGCAGCTACAGCAGTTTCAATACGAGTCAAAAAGTTGTTGTTTAAGATTTTAGCCGTGAAAGTACCTTTCCATCCACTTGATTGACGTTGTCTCAATGGGTCGGAAGGACCGCCTGGTGGAGTTACGATATTCTCGAGCGTTTGACCGGTAATACGACTGATACCATAGGCATTTTTAGCCAAGATGATAGTAGCGTAAACGTCGATACCAGCAGCACCTTCGCCAGTAAATACTTTTGCATTTGTTGTTTCAATAAAACGAACCTGCTCAATAGATCCAATTTCACCTGGCATGATATTCTTTTGAGCTGAATATTTTTCAACAGGAATCCAGCCATCAAGTGTGTTGAGAGTATAAGCCACGTTTGGATGAGCGATACCAACGAAGCATTCATTCAGTGGAACAGTTGCGATATTTGGACCAGCGCTAACCATAGAAGTAATCTTCATGGCATTGTTGTTCTTGAGGCCACGAACTACTTTTTGAATCAATGTTTTAGTAATGAGATCACCAGCAGCTACACCGATACGAGCAACAGCGGCACCGCCGTAATATACGGAAGTACCAGCAGCGAGAATATCGCGGCAAATTTGATCGTAAGTGTCAGCCGTCTGATCACCAAGCTCACCAGCATATTCAGTAAGAACAGCATCAGGAGTTTCGTACTGAACAACATCAGTGAAAGTAACATAGTCACCGTACTGACTTACTGTAGCTGTAATTTCAACGGAACTCATTGAGCTTCCAACCGGAGTAACACCTTCAGTTAATGGTGTGGTTGCAGCCGCAAGGTTGTTGTAACGACGAAATTTAATTACGTTTGTCCCACCATGAGAGATAATATCACGAACCTGAGCAAAATGTTGATGGAGAAACGTAGGTACGGCCCTTTCGAGCAATGTTCGACTGTAGAAATTATTAACTTCTTGTGGAATCTGTGTTCGGGATGTGACACCCATAGGGATAGAATAAAGGATATAAAATCCAGTCTATCTATCGTGAACGCAATACTTGAGCTTGGTACTTTTTGAATTCTTCGGTCGGCATATTCGCAAAGTCAGGAGTTCCAGTGGTGTCACCTTCCGGTTTCCTAGAAGGGCTACCTCCGGTTCGTGTCTTTGCGGCCGCTTTTTGCGCCGCTCTTACTGCTTCAGCCGCATAAGCGATCAATTTCTTTCCAGCAATCCCCCAAACTATTTCTTCCAAAGGCACTTGTTTTCTGGATGGGTGTTGAGCATATTTCTTGATTTTTTCCGAGAATTCCGGTGGCAGGAGGTCGGCGTGTGGGTCATTTTTTAAGAATTCACTTACTTCCGAATTCACATGCTCCGCTTCTGTCGTTTCTGCTAATTGGTCGATCCTTGAAAGCTTATCCCCATAAGTTTTTTCCATGAATCTTTGGAACTTTCGTACTTCATCAGGAGTAGGCTCATCATCACCTTCGTTACCCCTAACATTACTATCATCAGGAGTTTCAATTGATGGAGCTGGTTTTTGAGGAACAATACTTTCCTCTTGCTTACGAAGTTTCGCCTGTTTTCTTTCAAGTATATAGTCCAGTTTAGATTTCCTCACTGGCGGCTCTTCATCTTTCTCTGTATCAGAGAAGTCTGGAACCGGAGGAGTTACAGGCGGAGTTGTTTCCCCTGCAACAGGCTGCTTATCCTTTGTGTCATTTTCTGGCGTTGGTGTCGCCGTATCTACCTGTGGTTGGTTCTCAGCCGGTACTACGACCGCTGGTACGGTTGGTGTAACTTCCATAATTGTTTGTGGTTATACTCATCTTTTCTACCTATGGAGATCGGTAGAAAGACGGAAATACTAGGCTTAGAAGCCCGTGTCAGGGGAGAAGTGGGGTCTAATAGTCTATAAACCACGCCGTTTATAACAAGTAGAAAATACTTCTCCCAACTGACACTGACTGCTAATTTTGTAAAGGATCAGCCTCTTCTTCCCCTCCGTTTAATGCCCTTTCATTGGCATCGTCCAAATCTTTTATATTTGTATAATAAGGATCATCCACGCTTACGTCAACTGTTTTATTTTTATCAAGCGCAGCCTCAAATGCATCAATAAAAACTTGCGGCAAAGCCATGATCTGTTTGCATACGGATATTTTATACTGAAGAAACTTCACTTCAGAAATATTCTCATGGGTTCCTTCCTCTAAATCAAGTTTTGCAACAGCCATCTCGCCATCTTCTATCTTTTCACACAGCAACTTCCACCCCGCACTACTTTGTAGCTCACGAAGATGGTTAACCTGGTCATTTTCTGGTAGATCTGAGAATTTAATCATTATTGTGTTGCTTGGATAGCGTTAGGAGCTTGAAGTTGTTGAGGTGATTGAGCCATGTCTCGAGGAGCAGGAGCCGCGCCCGTTGTCATTGGAGCTGCCGTTGGTGCGCCAGGAGGTAAGCCCTGATCCGCACCAGGATTTAAGGCTGGATTCTGACTCTGAGCGTACAATGCCACTTTATGCATTTCAATATGAAGTTTTTTAGCTGGAGTGTCAGCGGACAGAGAGTGTATTTGAATATGCACCATGTGATTTTGTGAAATTGAGAGTTTCGGAACCTTATTTTGTTCCAAAATCTTATTTTCTTGCATAGCCTCATACTCATCGAACGTCGGAGGCATCAGTCTGTTAAGTTCGTCAGTCGTTTTTCCCATATCTTTACCAATTTGTTGCAAAGCGAACCGTTTGTTGAAATTTGGATCCATTGCTACACCCTGATTCATAAACGCCATATCCATATTTACTTTATTCATTTTTTTCGCGTCAGAAAGTATCTTACTTTCAATAAAAATATCAGGATCAGCCTCACCAATAACATCTTCCCTTCGTATTTTGCGATACTCAGGGCCGAGCGCACCAGCGATCCTAACAATTTTCTCATAAATACCTGGCTTGAAATGAATAACATATTTTTCGTACCATAATTTCCAAAAATCACGCTCGCTCCAACCAAAAACCTTTGTTGTAAGTGAGTATCTTGTTTCCACCCCTTGTGACACTTTCGAAATTTCAGCCGCAGATTTTACTTTTTCAACCATCGCGCCTTGTTGAATATCTGGGGTAGCAGTAGCTTTTTGACTTGCCCCATTCATATAATCCAATATCCACTGGACATCGTTTGTGATATTTTCACGAGGTATCGGAGCCACAACATTCTGCGGATTGCCAGGAACACCAACAAATTTATTGAATTCTATTTTAGCGATGTCTGCCTTGTTCTTAATCAATAAATTATTGTAAGTATAATTTGGATAGAGTTTAGCCGTAATACCTTTTTTCGCGAGGTTAAGAATAGCGGCGCGACCCCTTTGTTTATCCTCACACAAATCAGGAATGCTCACACCGTCAAAATCATGGGCCGTAGGGTATAGTTTTCTCTGAACCACAGGCCACTTTCGTGTCTCAATCTTCTCCGCCCTCATTAATTTCGTCCTATCTCTCGCTGTAGTAAAAATGTACTTCTCTCCTTTCCAGTAAGTGAACCATTCATGAAGGATGTAACTTTTATTGTCACCAGTGAGTGACTGTCGGAGTGCGTCGAACCCCTGAGCGTCCCTCCTGGCCTGCTTATTTATTTCAACTGGTGTCGCAGTAGAATCATCCGCCTTTGTAAGACAGTCTATATCCGCATAAACACCGGCTTGTTCAATATCTAAGGCAGTCATGCGGAACTCGCGACCAAAGAACCTGGCCCCACCTCTTCCACGCTGATCGCCATTAAGCCATGCACAGTCTGGATCTCTTAAAAAAGTAAGTGGATCAATAACTTCAGGAACCGGAACCATCCGATCGTCATCCCACTCATTCATTAACACCAAGCCATTACCAGTAAAACACGTATCAAAAGCCCACTCATAGTCCAATATAGCCTTATTCATCTCTTCCGCATCATACTGAGCCATAATATTAAGATTTTCAGCACGGTCGTCGTCACCGTGCTCCCTCCCAATAAAATTCGTAGTCAGTTGATCAGAATAAACCGAAGCCAATACCGTTTGCATAACAGTGAAAAGCAAAGGATCGCCTATATCTTCCTTATTCCTTTTTTGATTATTGTAAAGCTTTAATCGTAAAACCCAGGCGTTCCACTTTGGAATAATAAATTTTAAAGCAAAATCATACTCAGCCTGTATCTGAGGCAATACCGCAGTGAACTTACTGAGCTCATCCTCAAGCTTTTTCTCTTTCTCTTCATGAGCCTTACTCTCTTTTTTATCCTCACTACCATCTTCTGAGGCAGAAATCCCAAGCGCATCAGCATTCTGATAGACTGCCGGATCCGTATACTTCCCTAAATTCATTGCCTTTGCCATAAGTCTATCTCAAGAAATAATGTCACTGGTAGTATAGAGCGGGTAAAAAACTAGCACAAGTTTTTACCACCTTACTCATAGGGATCATCGTCTATAGGGAAACTCTCTTCCTCTCGATTCGTGAGAGGAATGAAAGTTGGTTCAGAAAATAGGAAGCGCCCGAGGTTCTCAATCATGTGGTCATCCTTGTCGAGAGGTTTTTGCTTTTGGGAATGCTTATCTACATTCCGACCAGTCCATTCATCCCATCTAAAATGCTGCATTTCATAGATATGACGTGTGCAGTGATCGAGGAAATACACCTCTGGAGGCATTACCATGTGGTCTGCTACCATCGTGTGATTTAGGGCTGTTTCTATTCTCCTATTGGCCTGCGTCCTGGCCTTGGTTGCTTCCTCGTAGAATAACCCCTGCTTCTGTAAGCTCATTGCCAGGGAAGTGCCCCTGTGTTGATCCTCAATAAAAGCTGAAGGATCCGCAACATGTCGGACCACTCGATACTGAGAGTCCTTTTCCTTGATTCTCTGAACCAATTCCTGGTCGCCATCGACATTCGCAAACAATTCGTCAATGACGTACTTTGTACCTTTCCGGTCAACTGCATACCAGGCGACGGCATCAGGAGTCCTGGGATGACAGTCGAGAAAATTATAAACTGAAAAATCTCTGAAATTTATATCAAATGGCTTGATAACGTGAATTTTTGGTGAGAACATCTTAAACACCAGGCCTGTTAAATGCTGAAATTTTCCGTAAACACGGGCCTGTTTTTCATCCTCAGAATACTGAGAAATGATCTGTTCAATGTGGCTGTGCTCAAGGTGACCACGAACACCATGCTGTTTACACGCGTCCTCCATGGTGGACTCAATGAAGATTCTTTTTCCTTTGTCATTATCAGGGTTTACGAGAATTTCGTCGTACATCCACTCCGAACCAGCAAGCGGTGTGGCTGTGATAAAGATTAAACCACCACGCCGAAGACGAGCGATGGAGGCTTTGTAGATTGATTTTGGAGGTGGTTCATCAAACCAAATGAGACCGAGGGTTGCTGACTCGAACTCTTTTGGATCCTGGTCGTATGTCATGATGTCGATGTCGAAACCGGTGTCAGTTTTCCAATAGGCTTCGTAAGATTTTCGACCTTTTGTGGTGACGTAGCGGCCCTGGGGAAACCAGATTTTCATCTCATTAATAATGGATTCAACTACGTGGGGATCGGAAACAATTCTGATTTTTTTAGTAAATGGAAAATTTTTAAAAATCGGAAAATTGAAATAGGTACTGGACGGCGCCGTCGAAGGGGTCGGCCAAATGATGTTGGCGAGAGCATTTACTCCGGCGGTTGTCTTACCCACACCATTGGCCGCGGAATATAGTGTAATAAGGTACGCCCCGCCCCCCACTGCGGCCAAGAACTCCCCCCCCCTACCATTCGGGATATAGTATTGGTATTTGTTTTCAGTCCTCCTATGTGCGAGTTCTAATAATGCTTGACGTATTTGCTCAGGTGTTGCGGTAGATTGCATGGTCGAAAGTTACTTTGCACAATATCTATTGTGCAATCTAAATAGAAACCTTGTCACTATTCTCTTTTAACGCTTGTGCTTGCGGTAATTCAGGCGTCTTGCCCTGATTGACAAGTTGCCATAATTCAGTATCGCTCATCTCTTCAAGAGGTCGAACCAATTGATGCTTCTCAGGAGCGTACGCGCCAGCTATTTTATAATATTTGTCAAGTGCCTTATCTATCTTGTCCCAATCCGGCAATGCGACCAAAACATGCCAGAAGTGTTTTTCTTGGATCATATCAATCCATACTATTTGGTGCTTCTTTAGTAGTGCGACTAGTTGTTCTCGGCTGTGTTCAGCGGAAAATTTCATCTTCTTATATATAGCAGCTTTCAATTGTTTTTTTTGGATCTTTGACAGCCAATCAATTGGAGTTTCGCTAAAAAGGGCTTTCTGTAGCGATTCAGACTTTGGAATATGTTTATATCCTACGGACTCAGCAGCCGTTTTTGTGCTTGGACATGCGCCAGATTGCACTTGTTCAATTATGTTTCTCGCCGCGGATCTTGGAATTAGATTGTTTTCATTCATTTTTTGCATGGTTAACTTTTTCGAACAAATTATAACTTGGGATGCAACACAATCGCAACATTTTTATAGTTTACGTCAATTTCGTGGGGAAGGTGAAAAACTACAAAATATTCCTATATATAGGTTAATCCCTATTTACACTCTAATTTCCCTATACCTATATATATAAGCCAAAAAACACATAAAATATGTATATTATACAACATTCCAACCGGTTTGGCTGGTTAAACTGGTTAAACTGGTTTGACTTTGTTCTAACGGTTTGATATTATTGCATCGTCATCATCCATTCAGAGCTTGCCTTTTGGCTCACTGCTCACCCGAAAGGACTTTGACAACTGCCTACTTTTTCACGCCGAAAGGCAAAAAATATGATTCACTTACTCCTCCTCTGCTCAATGCACTTGACATTGTGCGCAAATGCACCTGAAACATTATTACCTCCTAAACCACAATCTTTTACGTCATCTGTCGATTACGAAAGAGCAAAAGAAAAATTCGCCCGCTGTGGAAATTGGGCTTCAGATTCTAACCTTTACGATTGCGTTCGATAATCCTTTAAAACTTTTAATTCCACGCTAACCACCTAAAAATATGCAACTCGAATCACTTACTAAAGCAGAAGCAGCCCCACGTCGCCCCCGTTACGTTCCGCAGTCACCTTCTATATTCAAAGCTTCATGGTTAATTAACGAAGACGACGACCTAAAAGAAGCTCAGGAGCTTAGAGCGGAAGAGGACGATCTTATCCAATCCATTCGCCAACTTATCAGTCAACGCTAATCTTTATTTCTTTCACGCCGAAAGGCTAAAACTATGAAACTCACCACTAGACAACTTGCGGAAAAAAAATTCCTAAAAAGCCTCATCAAACCAACAAGCACCATTATTGTTCAGCAAACCAAGGTAGCGCGAAGTGGGATGAGTAGACGTTTAGAGTTGTACGTTATGGCTAAAAATGAACTCATTCGTATCACCTACTCCGTCGCGCAACTCATGGGAAGTTCAATTAATTCTAATGGTATTTTAGTTACTGGCTGTGGAATGGATATGCATTTCGCCACAGTGAGCAATTTAAGTTATTACCTTTTCGGAGGAAAGAAATTAAAAAACTTCAAAGGAAACGGCGGGTCATGCCTCGCGTGGAAAAGTATCTAATTTAACCGCCGAAAGGCAAAAATTATGAATAATGCAAATGTTTCAAAACTCGGCGGGAATCAATATAGGGTTGAAATTGGTAAAAAAACAGAGGTCGTTGACCTTGATGGATATACAATAATGAGTAATGACGATTACGAAGAAATTGAGAAGGCTGGATTAGTTCAGGATACTATGTGGTGTCCTTCGATATGGAATGTTACAGGAGATAATGACAAGTTTTTTAAGGCGGCGCTGGAGCATGCCGCTAACTATAGCGGATTTATCGCTTCGAAATATATCGAAGAAAATCAGGAGTAATAATTAACGCCCCGCCGCCTAATCTTACATTTTCCTTTTTATTTCTTCTCTTTAACCGCCGAAAGGCTAAAAAAATGAATTCACAAACTGAAAACATGAAACAATTCACCCAAGACCCACCAATCCGACAAGCTTACATCTGCTATAAATGCGAAATGATCCAGGACTGGTTCCCTGCTCCAATAATCGACAACGGCCACCCTTTTTGTCAGGTATGTCACGCATTAATAGCGGACTCAGTAACTATTTAATATTATTTCTTTTACGCCGAAAGGCTAAACTTATGAACATCTACATAAACGAAGAGCTAGCAGAAAAGGAGCTACAAGAGGCTAGGCCATACGACGAAATGCAAAATATCTCATACTCCCCACAGGATAAGGGTTATCCGTTCATCTCAACAGCAGAGCATGGCTATCTTATCGTACCCCTTAACCATCCACACCCGCCAATTCGCAAAACTTGCTATTCGTACAAAACAAAACACTTTGTTTTCCTTGAAGAAGATTGCGACGCTCGTAAATTTTTAAATAAAATTTCCTAATCTACTACCCCCATGCCTTCCACCCCTCCATTACTCGCCGAATTTATTCAAAAAAACCTATCACAAGCCGACATTAACACCTTCGCCAGTTTCGGAATGGGATATCTACACTTCCCGAACTTCCAACCACTCGACCAGAAACTTTTGAACAAAATAAAACGACTATTCAAAACTGATATTCTTAACTTCCTAAACTTCAGCCCCTCGCTTAAATTGGACGACCTTGACGTCTACAAGACTATAACCCTAATAGCTCGCGACCTGTGCGCCAACACCCCCCTCAATATCTTGTTGGGGCAATCACGGCCCTAGCGCCATCTGCTCACTGTGCAGCAAATACCCATTCTAACACCCTTGACCATGCAAACCCCCACCTTCATCCAACTCCTCACACGCCTTCAACTTCGCCACTCTATTTCTTCACTATTCAACTATGCCACCACAAAAATATAACACCGGCCTTGTCCTCTGGTTAACAGTCGGAACTCTCCTTGTTTTCCTCTATTTCCTGTCAATTTCCACCCCCATAAAATAACAAAAAAAACCAAAAAACCTACCCAGAAACCGAAAAACCATAAAGATGAAGCGGAAAGTTATCAAAAAACAACCGAACTACCCCCTCTCGCTCCACCCATCCCCCAATTTCCACCTTCATCAAGCCCCTCATATTTTTGCGGGTAACATAGAAACACCTTCATCAAGCCCCTCATATTTTTGTGCCACCCTCAAAAACACCTCAACACCCCCCCCACCGCCCAGAAACAGCCCCACCAAAATCCCTAACCCACCCACCCCATGCCCCCATCCCACACCTTCCCCCGCCACGATACCGGCGAAACCTTCAAATTCTTCGTATATCTCTTAAACACCCCCCTAGCCTATAAAACAGTCACCTCGTTCATTAACGCCTCTAAAACACCCCTTCAAATCGCTCAGTTCATAGAAAGCCAACTATCAGCCATCTTTCCATCAAATTACATCCTACAATTACCCACCCAAAAAATAAACTTCGTACTACTTTCTACTTTGCTCAGACAGCAGCCAACAAACCTTGATCATGTAGTAAATGTAGTGAGAAATTGCTAATTTTGTAGTTTTTTGTCAAGCCCCAAATTTTGTTTATTTGAAGCCATCCCTAGACCTAATAAGTATACTATATAATATATATATATACTATACTATATATATATATATATATATATACATATACATATACACATACACACATGCACACACACATGAGTGCATACAATTTTTAATTTTTTACTGTAGTATGTAGTAATGGCACAAGAAAGCCAATTTATCTGTAGTCTTACTACAAAAAAAATGTAATAAAGCAAAAAGTTAATCGGTCAAACCGGTTTTACCACTCTAACTTGTCTAACTGGTTAAACTGGTTTAGACTTTAAACACAACATACTACATAATATTTTTTAAATTACTCAACCATGGCAGCGACTCTAAAAGAAGAATTTTTTCCCCAAATATATAAGACGATCAAAATTTCTCAACGATTAAATAGCCAACTGAAAATTTATATTCAGGCAGAAAATTCCGTGTCTACGAAATATAGACTTTCTGAGTCAGACGTTATCAATACCTTACTAAAAAACTTCTTTGAGTCAGATGGTATTCAGGAGAAATTGAATAAGAGTATAGGGTTTGAGCCAATAATCACGTTACCAAAGGAAAGACCCATTGATAATGTCCTGTCTTTAGATGAACCTGATACAGCAATTGATCCTATTGGCTATGAGGAGGAAAACCCTGCTTTAGAACCCCTGCCAGAAGTAACGATACCAAACACCATGCAACCACCAGAAAACCCTGTTAATGAGCCAAAACAACATATCAATGAGTATGAGGGGCAGGATTTGGAAGAGGCGCAAATTGATTTAAACAGTGAATCAGAAATTTCCTCAGATCTTGAAAACGAACTTGAGAAACAGTTGGAAATAGTTGAAACGGAAAATGATATAGATGAAGTGGATAGTTCTGATCTTATTGATCCAGATATGCCAAGAGTTCCTTTTATCCGATAATTTCCAAGCCAAAAACAACAAATAAACCTCACGCATTATTTCAACAGTTAACCAAACCATTAACTTATGCAAAACTATGCCAGCGAAGCTCCACTTGAGGATGATAGCCTTCCGGTGGGTACGATACTCATGCAGGGGGAGAAGATTTTCAGAGTTCAATACCCAACTTCTGGAAATAAAGATTTAGGGAAAATATTAAAACTCATTGGCGATTTTGCTATCGACATCTTGGCTACGGATGGGGTTAATTACCTCATTAACGTCAACGGCAAGCTTCGTATTGATAAAATGGATTTCACCTCGAGTTTACAATCATTCAAAAATTATATTCGACCATGTTACTTCAAAGGGAGTGCGGATGATTTAGAGTCTTTAGTAGCTATGATGGCGGAGAAAATCATTTTATCAGGAGAGAAGAAACTCATTGTGATTAAGAATTTTGTGGGATTTTATGAGCATCCCGAATTGTCATTTTGGATTTTCCAGGATCGAATTCTTATCACTCACAAAAACAAAACCAAACTCAAACAAAACCAGGAAGTGTTATTGGGAACACAGGAGGTCTTAAAGATTGAGGATTTCTGGATTTCGATTGATCAGACCGGATTAAATAAGTCATTGATTCCGGTATTTGTCTCTCCGGATGGGTACACCAAAGAACAATTTTTGACTGAATGGTTGGCTCAGGTCAAAAACAAGATGCTACTTTATTCTTTATTGGGGTGGATTATCTCCTCTTTCTTTCTAGATAAAGTGAACCAACTTAGAAAAGTGAGAGATTTTCCCTTCTATGTTGTTACCGCCGGAACGGAAGTTGGTAAAACTGCGCTCTTAAGCAACTGTATTTATGTATGTGGTGTTTCTTACACAGGAGAGAATTACGCTTCATCCGTGACCCCTTTTGTCGAAATGATTGAGTTCTCACGAGTCTCTCATATTCCAATTTGGCGTGATGAGTATAAAAATGAAAAGTATGCCAAAGAGAAAGAAAGTTGGATCCGTTCAGTTTATACGAGGTCAAACTCGAGCAGGGGTGATAAAGACCTCTCAACCCGTTCCTTCCCAACTAGGGCTACTCTGTTACTTTCTGGTGAAGATATCACTGAGGATCCAGCAGTGGCACGAAAAATGATAAAGATGAGGCTGACTTCCCAGGATAAAGTTTCCAAGGATGAGCATGAGCAGAATACTAAGAATGCGACAAAAAACTTCTCAAAAGCATTTCCGATGATTCTCAACTCACATTTCGATGAGGATGTTTTCCTAGATATTTTTGATCACAACAAAATTCCGAATGATTCAATTATGAAAGATGAATTAATGTGTTATGCAAGTTTGGGGGCGATCTTTGGGAAGAGTGTCGCTGAAAAAGCTATCCAAACTTCAATTGAGGGGCATGCGCTTAAACAAGGAGAACTAATTAATGAAAAGAATGTTACAGCCGAAGAATTCTTTTCAACACTTGATGCTTTTTTCTTGGAAAGATCATGGTATGAATCCCTTTATAATGCCAAGCCAAAGGTCCTCGATTACTTTTACAACCTCAAGACCAAAGACACCATCTATTTGAAATTTGCTGCCCTCCATAGTCTTTTGGGAAGGTATAAGGCTAAAGACGAGTATCGTTGGAGCCGGAAAGCTATTGGTCAATTAATCCTTGAAACGTATAATGTTAAAATCGAGCCAAGAGTTGTTGATGATTGGGGTTCCTCTCGCGTGATGATCTTTGAAGACGTGGACCAACTTACAGACGTTGTCGGTGACCTATTCCAACGCATAATCATGGTACAGAAAAAATGGGAAAATCAGCAATTTTATAATTCTTCACCCGACCAAATATGAGTAACCTGCGCAATCACTATCATGACACCGATAGAGTTTATAAAAATCTAAAACGCACACAAGCCGAAAAAGACTTTAAGACATGCCGAAGATGTCAACAATACCTTGGTTCACCACCACTGGATGAGTGTCCAAAATGTCATTTAAACACGAATACAATATTCAATAATTAATAATATTTCCCAACCCAATAATCCCATGATTAAAAACCTTCAAAATTCAATTCATCACTAATTCAAATAACGTATATAACGGATCAATAGCAGCTGAGGTAGTAAGAAAAGCCGACAGCGCGAAAAACGCTATAGCGAAAATTAAGAATGAATTATCAGAAGGGAACTTAAAAAGATATAACATCAAAGCCGTTGAACTTATTTAATTTTTTTTACTTACCCATATGATTCGACAATTTAAAGTAGATCAAAGATTTCATACAGTTTCCGAAAATAGCGAGTATTATGGCTCAATAAGCATACAAGAAATCACAATCTCACGAAAAGGAACTACGTATTTATTTAGCAACGGCGATCGGCTTTCCGAAAAAGAAATTAATGAAAAAATTGATAGCGATCGCATGTTTTTAGCCGAAGCAGACGCTATTCGTAAAAACATTTTAAATTTAAAATGTGAGGCAAAACGATACAATCAAAATATGCGAAAAAAAATCCTAGATAAGGAGAATGACATAAAAAAATTAACATTGGAAAAAAAGTAATTTTTACCCCCCACAATCATGAAACTAAAACTCAATAAATTCCACATAAGCATCGACGATGATGTTGTAAAATTTGTAGCAGTTCTCCTGGCAACCGTTTTATTCATACTGTTACTCCCACCACCTATATCACATGCAAAGCCCATTGCTCCATTCGACATAGATAAACTAGCCTATGCTGTCTCTATTGCTGAAACAGGCGGCTGCACAACAGGAAGTGCCCGTTTAAACAACTGCCACGGGATTATGGTGTGTAACCATGGTCACTGTCATCCAAAGGCCTATAAAACGAAGCAGGAGAGTTTCAGCGACTTCAAAAGTATGTGGATGAAGAAATATGGTGTATTCCCGACTCCTCGAATAGCGTCTTGTTACGTTAACGGATGTAATTCTAGGAAGCCATATCCTAAACAATGGCTAGATACGGTCACAAAATCATATAACCAACCACAAAAATGACTTATCCACCATTATCTGTAGTCCCAAAAAAGGAAAAATTTAGATTTGTGTTCACACATGACCAAATAGTAATTGGTATTAGCTGGATAAGGTTAATGGGGGATCTACACATATTCTTCTCTCTACCATTTTTTAATTTTATTATAACCTTTTACAAAAAATGACCAAGACCGAAAACATCGAAAAAATTAGGAAGGCTTGTATTGCCATGAACCATGAGATCGTAACAAGTCAATGCGACTCATGTCGTCGCTTAAATAATGGTTTTGTACGGCCTATACGACTAGCGGATGTGTTGTTGTTATTCGTGGGAGTGTCTCCAAATTCTTACGATAAACTTTTCGAAAACAAAATTGCTTTAATGATTGTAAATTCATGGGAGCTGACCAAAGACAACCTTGAGGAACAATCCAAAAAAACCATTCTATTACTCACTAGCCTTTTGCCAGAATGAAAATCCACCTTTGCACAAAAACACCCTGCCCCTTACGGGAAAAGGAATGCGTAGAAATACTCAATAGCGGCTTCCAAACTACCTATACACCAGAAATAAAATGGGATTGCGCTAAACATAACGCTTCCAAAAACCATGAGATGGGGTGTCCGGTGTGT